ATCTCCGGGTCCAGATGATCGTAGGCGAACCTGATCTTGTCGTCGAAGAACGCCTCCGCGTCCTCGCGGTTATGGGCGACGATGCCGGCAGACGTGTTCGAGTTGAACAGGCACGCATCCAGCATCAGCAGCTGAATCAGCGTGGTGAAGCCCATCTGGCGGGCTTTGAGGATGACGTTCAGCGTCCACAGGTCGTCGAGAAGCTGTTCCTGGTTCGCGTTCATCCGGAACGGGATCGCGTTCCCAGCCTTGTCCTTGATCGTATACAAATGCCCCAATCGCCAACGACGATCAGCGAATTTTTCCTCAAGCTGTAATGCTACGGCTGCACTCATGACGCGCGCCGTTCTGCCCAGCGTTGGCGCATCCTTTCGGACATCGCTGCGCGTGTGGCCTCAGAATGTCGAAAACCCTTCTTGCACTCAGAAAGCCTACGGCGCGTCTCTTCGCTGTGCGTTCTACCGGTGAAGCTGTTGCGCGGCTTCCCATTAGCGTGAGCAGCACGGAGCTTCGCCCTCGTCTCTTCGCTGACAACCTTGCCAATGTGAGCACGCTTAATCGCTTCGATCACATGGGGCGGACGCTTTGCTCGCGTGATACCCTCACCGCCAGCTGTGCAATTGTATCCAGCTGGCACCATGCAACGAAGCTTGGCGATCAGTTCGATCTCTTTGGCTACGAGAGCGCACTTGTCATCCGACTGAAAGACGATCTCTCGTTTGAACGTGTCCCAACCATACTTCTGAATGGCGCGATTGATCGGCCTACCACTCTGTAAACGCCGATGCTGAGACCACCGAACCTCAATGTCCCGCTGCGTCATGCCGACATATTGTTTGCCGCTTGGGCTGGTCAGGACATAAACAGCGCCCATCAATGCACCGCCGGCTGATTGTCGGTCAGCGGAACGATGGTGCGAGTGCGGCCGTCAATGCGGGCCAGCAGCTCTCCAAGGACGTTGATCGTCTCTTCGCTGGGCTCGATCTCCTTGGGCAGGATCGAAGCAACGACTTTCAGATATTGGTCAGGCTTATCCTCGCGGACAGTCGCGATCACCTTAGCGCCGTGCTCGTTGAAGTCCTTGAGCAGCGCTTGCAGGAATTCTTCACCCAGCTTTGACCGAGCGCCTTTCGGACGGCCGCCGCCGCTATTTCCCGTTAAGAAACGGCCTTTGCCATCGCGCTGCTCAGCAATGGTGAGATCCGACCCCTCCCCAGCCATGTGATCAGCCCAGCCCTGCGATTGGGGCTAGCATCTTGATCGCGTAGATGGCGAACACGACGATCGCGATGACGGTGACGATTGCCTTGAAGGTGTCATCGATCGGAAGAAGGCGAACGATGTAAATGACTGCGCCAACGATGATGGCGATAATCAGCAGCTGTAACATGCCGAGCCTCCTGACTATTTGCTCGGCTATCCCTTGTTCACATATTTACACGATTGTGCAGGGGGCAAATAATCGTCACGCTAACCGGCCCATTTCCCGCAAATCCCGCAGGATGCGTTTGGCGGTTCTATTGTCATATAGCCCACATCGGCGGACCAATTGACCCAGCGTCACCCGCTCTCCTGATGCAGCGAGGTCGGCCAGTTCCAGCAGCACTTGCCGTCTGCGCCGCGTCATCGTCAGCTTTGGCCTCCCCCGAGACGCCATTACCTTCCTCCGGTGGGTGAGATTTGCTGTTGCATTTCAGTTGGTTACCGCCGCTTTTCGTTGCATTTCCTGTTCGTAAACATCGAGATAGCTGGGCGGATCGCCTCCACGGCGCGTCCCATTCAAGCGCTTTGGCATCCATTCCACGAGGTTGCTGACCGAGCGCGTTTTCGCATCGACGAGCGCCGCAACTATGTCTCCAGGGGATCGCCCCTTGCGCCACTTTCCGATGAGTGAGCGCGCTTGTCGCTCGCTGTGCCCTTGGCTTTTCAGCATCGAGACACCGAGGTCGAACAATTCCTTCAAAGGATCAGGCGGCTCGGCGCCCGTAGATTTATCTACGGAACCTCTGGCTTCTGGCTTCTGGGCGTTATCCCCTTGGTTGTCGCTTTGGTTATCCAAACCATCGCTAAGCTCTTGTTTTTTAAGGTTTGGGTTTCCGCCTTTTGCTCCGTTTTCTTGGAGCGTTTTGCGGCGATTTTCGTCACGGATCATGCGCCGCGAGAAGATCACTCCGCTATTTGTGCGGCTGAAGACTCCTAGGTTCTCAAGCTCCTTGACGGCTCGCTTTACGTCGCGCTCATCAACGCCAATCACTCGCGACAGAGTTTTATAGTCCATCGCGCGACCAGCGAGGACGAGATGCCCGTAAGGTTCCGCCTCGTGCATGAGGCCGATCATCTCCATCCACACATACCGGGAAATTGGCTCGCACGACCGCAGCAGCGGATCGGCTCTCCAATCGCCAGGATACCATTTCATCCAAGGGCGGCGGCTCATCCACGCACCGCCTGAAACGATCCGTAGAAGCGCCCATGCGTCGTTCCCGTGCAACCGCGGCGGCGCTTGGCAACAATGAACTCGATCTTCCCGCGCGCATCATCCATCGACGCTTCCCACTTGGCGCGATTTTCGTATTCGGTGGGCTCGGCCTGCTTTAGGTAATACTCTGGCCGAAACAGGAACATGATAGCGTCTGCGTCCTGCTCAATCTGGCCCGACTCTCTGAGGTCGGCCATGATCGGCCGCTTGTCTGCCCTGCTTTCCACTGATCGGCTGAGCTGGGCCAGCGCCATAACGGAGACGCCATGCTCTTTCGCGAGAGCCTTCAGCCCCATACTCACCTGAGTGATTTCGTGGGTCCGGCTTTCGGTCTTTTGATCGGGCCGGACGAGCTGGAGATAATCGATGATGACTAGTTCCAGCTTCTTGCCCTTGGCGGCTAGTCTGCGCGCGTGCCGGCGCACCAGAAGGTTGAGCTTGGCAACGGTGCACGAGGCCATGTCCACGATGCTGAGCGGCATTTCCTGAAGCCGATCATGGGCACGCGCTATTTGCCTGCCCTGTTCGTTGGTCACGCGCTTATCGGTGATCGCGGAATAGGGAACCTGAACCGACGTGTCGAAACAGAGATCAGCGGCAATGCGCTCACCCAATTCCTCTGCCGACATTTCCAGGCTGACGAACAGCGTACCGTGACCCATCGCCGCGGCGCCGAGCGCATATGAGGAAGCCACGGCAGACTTACCCATGCTCGGCCTGCCGGCGACGATGGCGAGCTGTTTTGGGAGCAATGCGCCCAAGCCTTCATCGATCGGGCCAATGCCGGAAGTTACGCCAGTCTCGCGGTTGTTGAAGCCGTCCAGCACGCGCTTTACAGCGTCGGCCGCGCTCAGCTGGGTTGCTGCGTCATTCCTCTCTGTCACGCCAGCGATGGCTTGCTCGACCGCGTTTACAAGCTGAGCTGGCGTTGCTGTAGGCTCTCGGCCCTCAATGATCGCATCAGTCAAGTTCGCGAGAAGTCGCCGCTTCTCAGCCAATGCCCTGATGTCGTCGGCGAAGTCCTTGGCGCCGATTGCCGCAATGCCGCCCGTGATCTTGACCAGATAGGACGCGCCGCCAAGCTCCTGCATCGCTGGGTCGTCGTCGAACAACGGCTTTACGGTGATGACGTTGGCGGTCTTGCCTTCGTTGTGCAGCTTGCAGATGGCCGCGAAAATGCGCCCGTGCAAAGGCTCGGCAAAGTCCTCTTCGCTTACCCGGTCAGCAACAGGATCGATTAGCGTGCGATGTTCAAGGAGCGCGCCAAGAAGCGCCGCCTCCTCTTCGATGTTCGCGACTTGGGGAGGCTCGATAGCGGCGAGCATCAGTATGTCCTCGGCAGAAGCGAGAGACGCTTGAACTTCGCTTCAAGCTTGGCCCATTCTTCCATATAGCCACGGTCAAGGATCAAGCTGCGATCCACGAAAGACTTGGCGGCATGTTTTCGGAACGCCTGCCATGCAGCATCGACATTCCGTGCATCAGCGATTTCGACGATAGCGCCCATCGATGATTCTATGCTCCCATCCGGCAAAAATCTGCAACAGAACGAAAGCCGAAAGTTGTGGATTGATTGGCTTTCAACACATG